TGTGGTTAGCAAGCTAGACTCCTTAAGCGATTCCTTTGGCGGTGGTATTGGGGGTTCGTTGCGCGGTTGATGTGGCGGTGGTTGTGTGGGTTGCTGTGCAGGTTCCAGTGCCGGCTCCTGTGCCTGTGCCTGTGCCGGTGCCTGTGCCGGTTCCAGTGCCGGTTCCAGTGCCGGTGCCTGTGCCGGTGCCTGTGCCGGTTCCAGTGCCGGTTCCAGTGCCTGTGCCTGTGCCTGTGCCTGTGCCTGTGCCTGTACCGGTTCCAGTGCCTGTACCTGTGCCTGTACCTGTGCCTGTACCTGTGCCTGTACCTGTGCCTGTGCCTGTGCCTTTATCTTTTACAACAACATTTTGGTTACCTGCATCAACACCTTGGTCAACTGTAATTGCGCCTTTGTCGCTGGCTATTGTGCCTTTGTCGCCGGGTATTGCGCCTTTTTGTCCGCCGCCACCAGTAAGAGATGTGTCTGATGGTTTGCTAGAAGAGGCAAGTGCAATGGACGCAAGGTTTGCGTCTGTTTCTGCTTGTTCTGACGCGGCCTGACTTTCGCTTGTACTGGATGAAGACGACGAAGACACACCTTTAGTGGTCGGTTGATTTTCTCGTTTGCCTGTAACAACAATCTCTGCAACTTCTTGGTCTATTGTGGGGTCCGCCGCCTTGGTTTTTAATATTGCAAATTCTTCGTCGGAAAGGTTGATGTTAGAATTTTTAAGTGTTTGCTGTGTGACGCCGTCGTCCTTTAACAGTTGAACCGTTGCCCTCAACGTTGCTGGGTCGGGCTTCTCTGCTGTCATACCAGCCGTGGGGTTAAACTGAGAAAGCAACCATGCTATTCCCGCATGGGCCGCCGCAACACCACCCGCAACCAGAGGGGCAAAAGCAACTTGGTACGAGGGATCACCCGCGTACTTTGCCATGTTTGATTCTAGTGTATCAACACTGGCCAGTTGGTTTGTTGCGTCTGTGCCAAAAGTTTTGTCACCGGATGTCAAGTCACCAATTTTTAAATCAGAACCGAGAGCCGAGCTTGAGTCATCAATTCCAGTTTGCGCAACGGTTGATGTTTTAGCCGCGTTTCCGGTCACCTCATTAGACGCGGCCAGTGCGTCCTCTGGTGTGCCACCAGCCGCAATGACGTCTTTAAACGCTTTAAATGCTGTGTTGTCTTTTGAGGCCGCGTTCATTGCACTGTTGAGCGCCTGTGATGCACTCATAAGAGCAGAAGCGTCGCCGGTCTGACTAAAACGATCAAACGCCTGTGTCATGCGCACAGCAGACGCGGCAAGCTTGGCGTCCTTGCTACCAGTCAACGAGGCCGCGGCGTCTGCTAGACCCGCAAAGTCATTGTTGGCAAACGCGTTGGCCGCGTTGGCTATGGTTAAACCAGTGCGAACCTCTGAGGGTAAATTAGCACCTATGTAACCAGCCGCAGAGTTTACAAGCCCCGCCACGTTGCCTGTTTGCAGTGCGTTAATGCCTCCAACAACGTTTTTAATGTCGTTAATTGGAAGGCCGGCAATGTCTGTTAAACCAGCAGACTGGCCAGCACCTAAAGCGCCAAGAATGGCGCCAGTGTAGTTGCCTTGGCCTGCAGAGATGGCGGCATTTAAACCCTGTGCAAACGGGGCCACGCCGGGAATAAACGACCCCACAGACAAAAGCATTTGCAGGTCACTCAGGTCGTCTGCACTAGACGCGCCGGTGGTGTACACAATGGGCTGTCCCTGCGCGTCAAAGCCAACACGGTAGGCTGTGTTGCCCTCTCCAGTGTACGTGCCAGAGAACGCGTTACCCGTGGCCCTTTCAGCGTAGTCGTTGACAAGGGGTTGGCCTGTCACACTGTTAATCAAAACGGTCTGTGAGCTTGCAGGCACGTCTACCGTGCCCTGCTCGGTTTCGTACGAAGACGCGGGGGTTGTAATTTCTTTTTGGGTGATTTGACTCAGGTCTGTGATACCAGAGGCGGCAAGGTTTTCAGCAATCGCTTTTGCGTTAGCCTCTGCTGAACCAAAACCCTCGCCTGTCCATTTGCCCATGGTGCCCTGACCAACGATCTGGTTGTATAAACCAGTTACTGCCGTTGGGTCAACTGTGTAGTCTTTGCCCGCGTACTGTTTGGTGTACGTGCTGGGCGTTGTTGTGTCTGTAGAAAGCGTATCAAGACCGGACGTGGTTGTCGCCGTGTCTTCGAGAACAGCGTTTTGTCCTGAAGTAACAGCAGATAACCCACCGGCGGGCTGTGACCAGTTGTACTGGTTTAACGCGTTGTTTTGTTCGTCCCGCAATGCCGCGGCCGCGTCCCAACTTCCCGTCTGTTGGTACAACTCTTCGTCGCTCATTACTGTTGGTGCGGCCATTTTTGTGCGTGTTGGTTTGGGTATTCCTATAGAGAATTACCCATAATTTGAGGCTCTTACGCCCCGTTGCCGTTAACTGCGGTGATCAGCAAATTGGCCCATTCCTGCCACGTCTCAAGCGATTCAGGGTCGGGAATTGCGTACCTGTCAAACACGGGGTTAAAGTTGACCGCGTAGGCCACCTCACGCCACTGGTCTTCAGGCAAAAACGGGAACTGCTGTTCACCAAAGTAGTGAAGCAAATTCCCGTTCCAATCTTCCCACGTACTATACTCGGGCAAGAATTCAATTATCATTTAAGGCCGTTCGTCGCCGAACTCGGCGGTAATTAACGTTCTACCGGCCTCATAGTCTCCGTTAACGACGTTACTGCGCCAGCGTAGACTGACAAGACGCGCTTCCACGCGCAGGTCAACCTTGCCGGACGTGGGGGTGTAGATGAAAGGTCCCCTCTCCTCCACGCCGTCGTTGGCAAAAGGCCTACCAACAACCGTGAGTTCCATGTCGCCGACCTGCTTAAAGTCTGGCTCAATACGGGTCAGGTGCATGCGGCGGTTGACGCCCATAGCCTCGTCTGAGGCGGGTGTTCCACCCACCCAGCTAATGTCACAGGTCTCTACAAAAGAGTCAATGGCAATCTCTTCCGTGGCCGTAACCTTGTTCTTACCAAACTCCTGTTCCCAGATCACGTAGCCACCAGTGGCTTGTGACATGGTGCTTCCCGCAACCACCGTGGCAGGCACAATGTCAGCAAAGGTCATCGTGGTGTAACCACCAGAGGAGTTGTTTGTAAACACCGCCGCGGTGATCTGGTTGGCAGAAACAAACGTTTCACCAATCTGCGTGTTAAACACCATAAAACTGCCAGCCGGGTTGGTTGTCAGGTCACCCGGGGCAATCACCTGATAGGCGGTTGTAACGGGCGATGTGGCCCTGTTTGGCCCGTAGGTCAGTGTGTAGGTCTGGCCAAGCTGTCCAGTAAAGTCCCATCCCGCCCAAACGGGCCTTGGGAACACCTCGGTCACGTAGCCACAAGACCTGCGCGCACCGTCAGCCTCACCCGCGTCGTACCAGATATTATCCTTGACGTTAAAGATAATGCAGTCCGTGCACTCTGTTGCCGTGCCGCGTGGGTAGAAGAACCAGATCTCGTTGTAGCGTGGAACCTTGGTGGCCCACACCTTTTGACGCGCGCCAAAGTTAATATTGTCAAACAGGTAGTTAACGTTCTTGTCGTTGGGCAATACCTTAACGCCGCCGTTGTACAGGTAGAACCGGTCAACACCCATCCAAAAGAAGGTGCCGTCCATCTCAACCACAGAGCTAGACGACATGATAGACGTTTGGTTAGACACCGTGTCGTAGCGCCAGTAGTAGGGCGTTTGGCCTGTGAATGACACGCGCACCAAAGAGTCTGTGGCCCAGAAGAGGCCAGAGGGGGATGACGTACCACCGCGAATGGGAAAGCCACGCACAATCTTGCCAGCCGTCACGTTCACCTCGTTGGCCAGCGTGCCGTTCCAGTCACTGAACGTTTGCACGTTGGCTGTGGGTGAGTTAAATATCACGTTGTTGTTGCGTAACAAACCAAAGTTGCCGTACACAAACACAAACGGGTGGAGCACCACAACACCACCACTTGCGTCAATTGGCAGGTACGTTGGTGTTGTGCCAGTAGAGTCAACCACCTCCGTTAGCACGTACCTGTTTGTCGTGGGGTCTGGTAAGAAGTTACCGGCGTACAGCGATGTGTTAACGCCAGAGTCAATGTTGTCTAGGTTGTGGCCGGGGTGGGCCAACAGCTTAGAGTTGCCTGTGCCCGTGGAATCGTACGCAATGTCAAACTGCCACAGGTGTTGGTTGCTTGAAGGAAAAGCGGTTGTTTTGTATATTTCAAACGGTACCGCGGTTGGCATTCCTGTGATTGCCGCTAAATTCAATTCGGTGTAATTGCCTGACGAATGGTACGTTGGCGCTGTATCTGTTGTGTAGTTAGTACGAATGCCAGACGTGTTGTACGCCCAAAACGTTGTGCCATTAGGAAACACAGCAACATGGTTGCCTTTGACGTGGATCGTCATGGGTGATACGTTAACCTGAACAACCACGTAGGTTTTGTTAAACTCAACAGGAAACGGGCCCACACCCACACCTTGGTCGGTGCCGGTGTTAAACACCTCAATACCCTTGTAGTTGCCCGCGTAGATGTAGTTAACGCCGTTCAGTGAGTTGGTGATCATTCCACGCGGGATGCCAGTGGGGGAGGCAAACATTTGACGGTAGCCGCCAATCTTCTTTGCCTTGCCGCGCTGAAACCTTGCCCACTTGCCGTCACTGTACTCGTCAGCCTCAAACTTTGTACCGTCCCGCTTAATACCGGGCTTCACAAATAGGGTGAAGATTTTAGCCGGTTCAGTCGCCATTAGAACGCCCCACCAGAGATCAGGTCAGCCTGCACGCGCCCCACAAAACGGGTCACGTAGTTGCCCGCGCCGGCGGTTGCGTCCATTGTAACAATGTTGGTACCTGCAACAGAGAAGCCCAACTGGCTGTTACTGGGCGAGTACATGCCTGTAACCGGGTCCAGTGTGAACGTGAACGCTGGCGCCGCGGCAGTGCCTCGGTTGGCCAAGAACTGTCCGATGTTACTTTGAATCAGTGGGTACAGGTTTGAGCCGTCACTGAGCACAATAACTTGAGTGGAGGTCGGCAAAGAAAACGGAGGCTGTGCGCTTCCAGACACTTGGAACGTCACGTTGTAACCGCTTTGGTTGGTGTCGTTCAACATGTAATACACCTGAGTCACCGCAGGCAACACAACCAACAAGCTGGTTGTTCGCGTGCCGCTCAAGGCCGTGTAGCGCTGAATGATTGGCGTGTTTGACACCAAGCTCAGTGTGCCACCCGCCACCACGTCCACGTCGTACGTGGCAGAGGAGAACGTCAGGCTGTTGGGGCGTGAACGGCCCACGGTAAAGAAGTCTTGTTTGACAGGGTCTTGGTTGACGCAGATAAAGCACGAGTCACCAAGGGGCAACGCCAAGCTGGCCAAACCGTCGATGGTTGAACCACCAGCGGATGTGTTGATTGTGAGCGCGCCAGAGCCGTTGTTGCGCACAAGAATGTACCAGCCCGTGGACAAAGAAGACACCGCGGGGAGTGTGAACGTGCCCACGCCGCCGGTCCACACAAAACACTGTGCGCGTGACGCGTCGGTAATTGGTGGTGAGGAAGAGAACTCGTTGGTAACGATTGTAGTTTCCAGCTTGCCTAGAATGGCCGCTGTGCTGTTGCCTGCCAGTGTGGCGGCGTCTGCAAAGGACGTGCCTACACCGAACGCCACGGTCTGCCACACGCCCACCGCGGTGGTGTTGTTTGTCAGGTACGTGTAGTACGCCTGACCCACAGGCACCGTGAATGACCCAGTGCCGTCAGAACGGGACACCGTGAACGCGTTAGCGCCTTGGTTACGAAACAGAATGTCTTCACCAACAGAGGCCTGTTGTGCGTTAGGCAGTTTTAAAATACCACCGGCGGCGGACACAACGTCAATGATACGGGCGCTGACCTGCTGACCCGCCGTGCTGACGTACTGTGGCCAGTAAAGTTGTACCGTGCCCGATAGCGCAATTGCCACGTAACTTACGTCCGTGGGCTGGATTACGTTTCCTGTAAACGGGGAAGTGTATGTTGGCATTTAAGGTTCCTGTCTTACTGCGCTACGGTCAATCATGCGGCGTTGGTCTTCACCCTTGAGCGCGGCAATTGCGTCGTTGTAGTACGTCTTCCACACTTGGATCTTGTCAAGGCTTTTTAAAAAGCCTTGTGCCTGCAACAGCGTGCCGTACAGCAAGGCCTGAGGGGCCTCACGGGTTAGGAGGTTTTCTTGATTTTCGACATCAAGCGGCTGAATGCGGCTGTAATAAATAATTTGAAGCGGGTAAGCGCTGTTTGGAATTGGAGCAAGAGCCCAGTGATCATAGTCGTAGTCTCCGTAGTATAAAGGCTGTCCGTTGCTGGACTCTGTTTGGAACTGTGTTACGTAGTCCATTGAACGGTTAAGGACGGGCTGTCCGTTAATCTTCATGCTAATTGTTTTGCGCCACCGTGCTGGTTTTTGTAGCACGGGGTCGGTTGCGGTGAGCGTGGTGTTAACCACGTTCAGTTGCATCAGTGTTTTGATTTCCGCGGCAATGCTCTGCTCGGTGAGCATAATCAGCCGAGGGATTTGTGAGACGAACGACGCGTCGTTACGCTCAGAGTATGTTATGACATCCTCAACGAGGCTGTCATATGTCATTGCTTCTGCGGCCATGCTTTACTCTGGTGTTGGTTCGGGTTCAACAGGCGCGGCAAAACTGCCGTCTTCTTGTTTGACCCAAGCAGGTTGAACATCGTCTTCAACCTGTTCACATGCGGCAAGGACTTCAGGGTGAAAGCATTGGTCAATGGTAAACCCAGCAATAGGTACTAGAATTTCTACAACGGTGTTGTTTTGAATACGTGCTGTTTTCATTTTTACCACTCCACAATTACTAAACCTGAACCACTATTAGAACCTGTACCGGAACCGCCGCCACCTCCGGGAAAACCACCACTACCGCCTTGACCACCACCACCGCCATTTGCGCCGTTGCTTAGATAACAACCACCGCCACCTGTGCCAATGTAGTCAATACTGCACAAAATGTTGCCCGGAGTAGCAGAAGTTATAAAACTTGTGCCACCATATGACCACACTCCACCCGTACCAGTTACGCCAGAACCCCCCGTATGGATAGTTGTAGCGCCCGCGCCACCACCACCAGAGGTTCCAGAGGCTCCGGAGCCAGTAGAGGCTTGTACACTGTTACCACCGCTACCAAACAAATTAGCTACTCCCCCGCCAGCCACAGTACCCCAACCACTACCGCCTGTATAGTTGATGTCTCCGCCAGTACTCGTACCACCCGCAGTAGTAACAGCGCTACCATTAGAAGTCCCTCCAGTAACTGTTAAGAAAGTACCAAAAGAAGAAGTACCTCCGGACACCGCTGTAGAAGCTCCCGCTCCCACAGTCACGGCTACAGACGTAACGCCAGAGCCAGCAAGGTTGTAGATTGTTTCTATACCAAATCCACCACCTCCGCCCCCTTGACCACCGCCAGCGCCAAAGATACGGACGCGAACGTTGTTTACGCCTTCAGGCACAGTCCATGTACCAGAAGTGCCAAATATTCGAACAAAACCATTACCAAATACCCCAGTAATGGGGTTATTGACTTGACTAACTAGTGTTGGGGTTGGCATTACGCGACTCCTGTCATGTTGACGTTACGGCCTGTGATTGTTCCTTTGGTACCTTGAATTACAGTACCTGTAGAGTCAAAGGCTTGATAAGTTGTCCCTGCTGGGTATTGTGAGTTCAACTGCGCAGACCCTAAGTTTTGCACAACGCCCGAACCCCCTGCGGTAGCTGTTGTTGTGGCTACGCCTTTAAAGATGTATCCATTGGACTGCGAAGGCAAAAGTCCGGGAGCGTTTGGAATTGATGTTCCCGCAACAAGAGTAGTTGAGTATGAAGCAGTTGCAGTGCTTCCAATAAAAAACGCTGGGTAATCACTACTAGCTTTGTATCCACAAACAAACCCACTATCGTATGTAGGGGCAACGCATGGAGTGGGAGCCGATGCAACTCCAATCCCTCCAGATATACTTATAGTGTTTGCAAAGAATTGTGATTTTGGTGCATAACTATAAAGTACATACGCAGGAGTATTAACGTCCATTCTGACCGCAACAAATGAGCTGTCCGTTAAAGTAGCCACAGCCGCTTGATTGTTTGTACCTGCGTTGGATACACCGTTCAAAATTACCGTAGAGCCGCTAGAAGCCAAATCCAAAGTAAAAAATGCGCCCGTTGAAGCTTGACGAGGAACGTAGGCAAGCATTGCGCCTTGTGCGTTAATTGCTATTGGGGTTACATATCCCAAACTATTGTTATCACCCACAACACTGTAATTATAATTGTTAATAACACTATATACAGAAGTACTAGCTTTGTAGTACACCGTCATGTATGTACCCGTGTTACCGGAAGAATTCTGTTGCAGTATTGCATATCCACCAGTAGGTGTACCAACAACTTTACCACCGGTATAACCAGAGTTAGCTGTAGTTCCTACGTTTACAATAGTACCTAAAACGTCATTAAAAACTACAGAACAAACTTGACCGCCGTTGCTGTATGTCCACACAAAACGGTCTGAATCAGACAGCGCCGCTACATCAAAACCTTCAGTTAGACCGTTTGTACCTGAAGGGCTAATCCCAAGTAAACCCTGTGATGTACCAGACGCAAGTAGTGTGTAAGAAGTTGAGTAAACAGCAAAGCTAACGTTGTTGTTTGCACTTCCCCAAGCCATTACCAATTTACCGTTACCCAATACACACATCCTAACCTGCACCGTACTCACAGAATTAACGCCTACTACGTACGAAGCTACAAACACACCCGCATTACTATAGACAGCTAGTTTTGTCTGTTGTGATGTAGTTGCGTAGCCAAACACAATCTGCCCGTTCTGCATCATCTTGGGGTATACGTTAGTAACGCCAACACTTTCAATAAGAGTCGGTGATACTGTGTATGTTGAGCCTGTAGTTACAGGTACAGACTGCGTTAAAGTTGCTGATGTTGCGGCGGCAAAGTATGCCGCGTTTGGTGTGGATACGCTTTTTGCGTAAGCATTGGTACTGGAAGAAGCCGCGCCTACAACAAAAGAAGAAGTTGAAAAAGCCCGCAATACCCCAGTTGCAGTAGCAATTTGGGCCATTATAGTAAACCCAGCAAACGCACCCCCAGTTATCATCGTACCGATAAGTGCAATGTTACTCGCCAACTGCAAAACAGTTAAATAGTTATTGTTTGCGCTAGCGCCATCCGTACCCAAGCCTCTAATTTGGGCAAATCCAAGTGGGTTTGCATCTGCTGAAGTAAAAATTCCAAAAGACGTAATAGATGTAGTTTGGAAAGTAATTGAAAGCGCGTACCCGCCGCCTGTTAACGCGCCAACTCCAGTTGAACCATAAGCGGCATAACCAAGCGTAGTTTCAGTGCCCAATGTGTTATTTGCTAACACCCTGCGGCGATTAACATCTGGCCCAGAAATGCCGTAGAAGAAAATAACATCGTCATTGGTTAACGCCGCACAGCAAAGCCTATAACCAGTTGTAAGCATTGCGGTAGTTAACGTGCCGCTAGTAACAGACGCCCCTGCAGTGTTGTAGATGTAATAACTAATGATTGTAGAAGCGGTACTTAAAGCTACTACAAAAGTGTTATCAGACCTTACTGCCATAACGGGCCGTCTTGAACTAGAGTCGTACGTCGCAACAACCACCCAAGCAAATGACGCAACACCCGTGGCTGAAAACGCCCTAAATTTAGTTTTTACAGATGATGTTTCATTCATAACGATAGCGTAACCGCCATCCGGCCTGCTAGTCACATAAAAGCCTTGCACCTGTTGGCTTGTGTCTTGCGAAACATTGGTAATAATAGAGGTACCGTTATTGTTATAAATAATGGTGCAAAGATAAGAACTAGTGTTGTCAATCCACATTACCGCAAAACCATTGGTAACAGCAACAACGCCTACCTGTTGGTTTGATGGGCATGATGTGAAAGAAGAGCTGACCGCAGTCTCAGCTACAACCTCTACATTGTCTTCAGTAATAATGCGAAAATAAGGTCTGTAGCTGGGAACGGGAGTACAGTAAACAACAACAATATTACCGTTAGACAACTTAGCCGCTTGCGTTGCAGAGATGGCAGACCCTCCACCATTTCCCGGCCCACTTACGCAAACTACACTTGATGTATTAGGTACATTTGATGTAGGGAAGGTTCTTACAGTCGATGAAATATTAAAGTTACCAGACGTAACCGCGCCATTAGGAATAGCGCCAACATCACCAGACTTCTGGTAAACCAAATCACCAGCGCTAAAACCATTTGCAGAAGAAACCGAAATGGTGTTGGTTGATAATGGATTTTGTGGTGTAAGAGAACGTGACATTTTTAACCCTCGTATCCGTAGACGTTGACAGTAACCCCAGCAGACGTAGCAAAAGCTACCACCAGTTTACCCGTTGTTGCGACAATACCACCGCGCTCTAACACGCCGTTTGGTGGGATGACCGTTTGAAATTCCAAGTACTCAGCCGTTGTTGGCGTTGCCGCCGCCGCGATAGCCAAGTTGACCGCGATTGATAACGCTGTGGTATTGACCATTGATACGTTAAACACGCTGGGCGTTGCCGCCACAGTGTAGACCGTAGTGTTTGTTGCCGCCGCAAGTGCCGCTTGACCTAGTGTTCCTGATGCCATGATCTTTCCTTAGAATTGGGCCATATAATATGTTTTGGCGGTAGTAGGGCCTGTAACTGGTAAATTTGACCAATAAGGCACGCCGGTGCCGTTTGAGGTTAACAGTTGACCCGCAACACCTGCTGTGACAAACTGTGTGTCGTCTGTGCCGGCTTGGTAAACAATCTGTCCGCCACCCGCACCGCCTGCTAGGTCCGCCGCCGTGATGGCCGCAGGTGCAACCACCCAGTTGTATGCCGAGCCAGTCCAGCCCAGCACGTAGCCTGTTACAGGGGCCGCCACGTTGCTGAAACCGCCCGCGCCGTTACCGAACAACAGCGTTGTACCAGAAGTAGGAGCCGCAAAGTCAGTGCCGGCCACAGCGGCCGTGAACACAGACGTGCCGTTGCCCTTGACAATGCCTGTCAGCGTGCCAACGCCAGTGCCGCCGTTTGTCACGGCAAGCGTGCCGGCAAGGGTAATGGTGCCCGACGTGGTGATAGGGCCGCCAGAGGTCGTTAAACCCGTTGTGCCGCCCGACACGGCCACACTAGACACGGTGGCAGAGGACGACGCAGAAGAGGCCAGCAGTGTCACAACACCCGCGCTGTTCTTGGCGTACAGCTTCATGTCGGCGGTGTTAAGCGCCAACTCACCTGCAATCAAGTTGCCCGCTATGGGCAAGTTTGTGGCTGTACTGGAGTAGTACAGTTGAATGGGGGTAAAGCCTGCTTGTGCCATATTTATTTGGTGTAGTAGCTGATGTTAGGCCTGAAATAGATCGGGGACTTATCGCGGTCCTCTTCTTCAGCGGCAAGCGTGGCCTCCGCGGCGTCTTGCTTGAGCATCTGAATTCGCGCAGGGTCAATACCCGGCAACAGCTTGGACAGGCGGTGTGACAGTTGGCCCTGAATAGCAGGCACCCAACGGTCTGGAATGGCGATCTCGTTTGTCAGGCGACCCACGTCTTGGGGTTGCATCTCAATGACAAACTGGAACGCTTGGAACGCGTCCTGTGGCACCGGCCACATGTTGGCAACCGGGGTGACCTGACGGTTAAACCAGAACTGCAGTGAGCGCTGGCCCAAGAAGTCTTTGTTTGGCAGGCTGTAGTAGTCGTTACGGTTCAGGCGCGCGATAGGCACGTCTTGCTGTACCGAGGCCAGTGACAGTGCCTTAACGGTCACGGTGCTGGTAGACGCGTTACGAAAGCGCCAGTACTCGGCCAGAGGGGAGCCGTCAATCTGTGAGTAGCCCCACCCGTTGATCACGCCGTTGGTCACGGTGGTGATTGGCACCCACGTGATGTCGTCGTAGCTGTACTCGACGTTCAGCGTGATGTTGTTGTTTGCGGATAAGAAGCCGGCACTCAGGAACCTGTAGCCGTCTTCAAAGTAGGCGTGTGCAGAGGCGCCTGCCGCGATGCTGTAGTCAATCTCTGTGGACGTCGTGTTGAACGCGCCGTACACGTTGTCTGTTGTGGTGCTGGGCCGCGTCATCAGCCGGTAGTTGGCCTCGCGCACGTCCACGGTGCCCAAGGGCATGGTGTACTCTCGTGTCTGAGCCAAACTGCCAAACACGATGTACTCAAGCAACCACAGGTTTACCCCGCGGTTTGACAGGTTGATCAGGATGTACCACAGCGCCTGACGGGCCGCGTTGATGTACTCTGGTGTCAACTCCTCTGACAGCTTGCCCGCTTCCTTGTAGGCAAACGAGATCAACTGGTCAACCGTTATCGTGGTTTGACCAGTTGTGTTAGAGGTGTTATTGTAGTTGCTTGCCATTGTTTAGCACTTACCGCCGCCCATGTAGCTACGCACGGTGCCCTTGGCCTTCTTGGCACGACCACCCTTTTTCAGCTTGGACAGGTCTGTCTTCTCGCCGGGGTGCTCTTGCTTGTCGTGCATCTGAAACGCTTTTTTAACGACCTTCTTGTCCTGCGCCATGTCTGCGCCTTCGGACTCGTAGTTCTTCTTGGAGTGGTCAATGCGTGGTGTGTATTTAGAAGCCATCTTATTTCCTCTTTGTTTTTGCAGAATCTCTAAAAGCCTGCGCTGTTGGCGCACCCTTGGTGCCGGGTTTTCTCATTGTCTCAACAGGACGCCCTTCGGCTTTTTGCTTTTTGATGCGTTCCTGTTTAGCGTGAATGTTGGCATATAGTCCGGGTTTCATTAGCAGTTCCAGCTCTTGAGTGATGCCTTTGCACGCTCTGCTGGACCCTTGGCTTTAGCAACCACACCCTCCATGCGCGCACAAAAACTTGCCTTACGTCCTGCATCCGCTTTGGTCTTTGGGTTGGGTGCAGGGGGTTTCAAGTTTGAATTGTTCTTGGCGTTGTACTCGGCGCGACCTTTAGCCGTCATGCCCGCACCCTTGTCGGTGGGGTTGTACGTCTTGTCTTTGCCTGTAGTTTTACGGGCAATCGGTTTGTCGTGTTCTCGTGCCA